GTCACCTCAATCACATCATGCCCAAATGTTTATCGCCCAACCAATGGCAGTACGTCGACTAACACCATTGGAATGTGAACGGCTGATGGGTTGGCCCGATGATCATACAAGGTTTAAGGCTGACGGAACAGAACAAGCAGATACTCACCGCTACAAACAGTGCGGGAATGGAGTTGCCTCACCGGTAGCGAAATGGGTTGCCGAACAAATTGCAAAGGTCGAATATGCCGAAGGGTGAACACTGGTCATGTCCGCGCTGCCAACAGCGAATGACTACTCACCTTCCAATAGTGGAACCACCAACGTGCAGTAATAAACACAAACCAACCCCAATGATAAAAGTGTGAGGACACCATGAATCTGTTAGACATCATCGCAGCTACCGAAGCCAAAGAAAAAGCAATCGCACAAGTCGCTACCTCTACCAACCCTGAATGGTTCGCAGAGTGTTACCGCATCGTTGTCGCTACCGCTACCAACACCAACGAGTTCACTACAGATGACATCTGGCAAGCACTCGCTGATGCACAACTACCAACACCACATGAGCCACGTGCCATCGGTGCTGTGCTACGTCACGCAGCTGCAAACAAACTGATCCGGCCAACAGACCAATACAGGCCATCGCAGCGGGTCGCCTGCCACGCAAGGCCGATCAGAGTGTGGACTAAACAATGAACGATCAGCCGGAATTATTCGAGATTAACGAACCATATCGTGATGGTGACAACCCGCTACCGGAATGGAACGATGAACGCATAGCGTGTTTACTTGACTACTGGCGCAAAAACTATTTCTAACAATTACTTGACACCAACAAAATAGTTAGTCATACTCTTTTTAGCCCTGCTTGACGGGGGAACACTTGGGAGAGTGTGATGAAACAAATAATGGTGGATAGCTACCCGAACAAATGGTATTTCTACCGGTCGCAATTTGCCGGTAATCCTTGCGCAAAATGTCTAACTTGCGGACACACCTACGTCTATTGGGAAACCGATGACCTCGAAGCACACACTGAACAACACGAAATGGAGACAACAAAATGAGTACCGACTACGACCAGATCATGCGCAAATCGCACATCACGTTCATAAACGAAATTATGCGACAAACAAAAACCCGTGACAGCATGAACGACTACTACCCAAACCGGCTATGGCTTGACACCGACACCGGAACGTATGGTGACGCAGCAACGCTTGTCATTATTGACACAACCGACTGGACACAAGACGACTGTGACGCTTGGGAAACAATGACAGATCAAGAACGAAACAGTTACGGCAAAGGATACCGATGCGCTTGGAGTGACCAATGACTAACCACATCGTCACTAAATCGTTAGTCACCACTACCGCCACCACCTTGCTTGTGTGTGCCGCCACAGCTGGCAAAGATGCCGGAATAATCTGGTGGGCAATAACAATGCTCTGCATATACCCATTCACACACTTGGCCTACCGCCACCTACAAAAATAAACCCGTGTACCGGTAGCTCTGTCACCCCCTGATAGGGCTACCGCTACCGCCACCACTCCGCCACCGCCAACCACCGATCACCGCGTAACCCCGCTGCCACTGCAATTCCGGCCACACTTCACTGGCCAACACTCACAGCGCACAGCAACACTTACAAAACCTGGCGCCAACAATTCACGGCCGCACACTTCGCACAGCTTAACTAGATCACGCTCACCAAATAAAAACAATTCGCGCAACGTCAAAACAAATCAGATCAGCAGCAACAAAAAAAAAATAGAAAACATTACTTGACAACACCAAAAAAATCAGATAGAAACATACAAGGCCACACCAACAAGGCCAACACACTTGGGAGAGTGTAAACATGGAAACGAAACTAAAACTAGATGAGCCTGCAGCCTGCATAGTCTGCCTAAATTGTCTAAACAACGGCAGAGCGCTCGGCAAATGGGCAACTATCGAACAGATAGCTGAAGAAGTAAACGCCGAACAAATCACCTACATAGGGCAGGGCGAAATAGCAACCTACGCAAACGGCGCAAACTATATCGGATGCAAAACCTGCGGCGGCGATGAATGGGAACTAGTAGATTACGAATATCTGCCGCACAGCTCACGCAACCTAAAAGCACTCTATGAGAACGCCGAACAGATCAGCGAACTACACAACAGCACCGAACTAGCACCGATAATTCTGCTTGCCAGTTGGTTAGACGTTGGCGGCTACATGAGCATTGAGGAACTAGTTGCCTACCATGAAGCAAACTATCTCGGCGAATACAACACGCCGAAAGACTTCGCCGAATACATGGCCGATGCACTTGGAATTATTGACGAAACCAACGAAATTATGGCAGCGTGCTTCGATTACGAACATTATTACTACGGCTGGCTACAGCACGACTACACCGAAGAACAAGGCCACTACTGGGGCAGCCGATGAGCCACGAACCATACGCCTACGCCTATTATGCAGAAATCTACTGCGCGGCCTGCGGCCAAAATCTGCCGGCAATAGACCCAGAAAGCAACGAGAAACACCCAATTTACAGCTGGGAACTAAACGACCTAGCCGCCGAAGGATTAGACAGCTGTAGCGAGTGCGGCACAACATCCAAAGACTGGCGGCCAGCATGAACACAGCTGAAGCAACGTTCTACAGCGCATTATTACTATCTAGCCCGCTATGGCTTGCCGTACTATTCGGAAAAATCAGCGAACACCGAACCCGCAAAAATCACCCAACAAACAAAACCAACAAATAGGAGAAACACCAAACATGGAAACAACAACAACCCAAACAGGCAGCATAAGCGGCCAACTATCCACGCTTGCGGACATATTCGCCACAGTCGCACTGTACGCAAGCACCGACCCAAACAAGCAAACACTGCACCTAGCCACAGTAAACAACGCCATGATCGAAGCCTGCGACAGTTACGCCGCTATCAGATACGAACTAGACACCGAAAGCTTCCGAGCAACGACAGACAATTTCACACTGCCCACCGCAGAAATAGCCAAAGCACTAAACAGCGCCGCCAAAATCAGCACCAAACAAGCCGAAGCCACGATCACAGCAACATTGGACACATGGACACTGACAACACCAGCCGGCACGATCACAGGAAACAACCCACAGCACGAAACACCAAACACCGCCCAAATCTGGACGGACACACAAACCAACCCCGCCGAACCGTTTGCACCGATCTCGCTCGCCGCATGGCAACTAGAACGCATCGCAAAAACCGCCAAACAAGGTAAAGCAAAACGGGACAGCATCGCAACACTCACCCACTACACCACAAACAAGCGGCCAATCATCTACACAATCGAAACACACAGCGGCACAATCCACGTGCTAGCCATGACAGCAAAACCCCGCACCAGCTAACCCCAACAAAACCCCCGCCGAACAAATCGGCCAACACTGCCAGCCCTAACCGGCTGGCAGTTTGCTATACCCACACACCCACCAACACAGCCAAACAACACACACCACACCAAATAGGCGACACCCGCAGCAAGCTACTTGTCGAGACGTATCGGGGTAGGGGGTGGGTATTCCGTCTAGAAACTGATCGAATGACCCCGCTACCGTTCACGACCGCTAAGTGTGGCGGCCTTGCCAGCGCAGATCGTGACGGGGGGTATGCCGTCAGGCCCCCCCCTCTAGATATGTATTATCACTTCTCTCGGTGTGTGGTTTTGTGACTACTCTGGGTGGTTGTTTGGGTGGCTTTTGAATTGTGGGTGGGGTATCCCACCTGTGTTTGGGGAAAATCCCACCTGTGTTTTTTTGACCGCGGTGGGTGGTCGATGCTGCTCCACCTTGGGAGGTGGGTTTGGGGTTGTTGGTGGTTGAGTTGATATTCACATACGTGTGTGTATGTTGAATTCGGTGACTAAGGGATGTGTTCAAGCTCCCCCCCACGGTTCGCTCCTTTGAGAGCAGGTCGCCGTAGCCAAGTTTGTTTTAGCCGACACCTTGTTTGGTGAGATGACGTTCACCGCGCTGCTTGACCTAGTACATAGGTCATCGACCCAGGTTCCCCTGTTTATGCCCCGCCACCTGCAAACGTGGTACAGCCGTGATACTTGTCGTGTGCCGTCATCCCGACGGGTGTGAGGTGAGAGTGTAGCAGATGTTTTTGTAAATGTTGGTGGATGTGAGGAGGACCGGAGCGATCCAGTTCATTTAAGTGCTGTTGCTCTACGGCACACCCACCAACGATGGTAGATTATCAGAACAATGACAGCGGGGCGTAGCGGGCGACGACAAGTTCCACCACAGGATGTGGCACGTTTTTGGCAGGCCCGTGCGTCTGGTATGTCGATCAAGGATGCGGCGAAGATTGCTGGTGTTCATTACAACACTGCACAAAAGTGGGATGCGAAGAAGAAGATTGCTAAAGCTGAGATAGAGGTTGGGAAGTTGGAGCAGGGGACTGCCCGTAAGAAGGTGGGTGGTGTTCAGGCTGATGCTTGGGCGAAGGTGATGGATGTTTCTGATCTTCCACCTGTTATCCCTTATGACCGTTTGAGTGAGGAAGCACAGCGCGGGCTTGTGGACTTTGACTATTTCCGTAGACGCTATTTGGGCCGTATCCCGTCCCCTTGGCAGGTTGATGCCGCATACAAGATCGAAGATTATTTGTTGTCTAACGATAAACAGTTTGTGGTGTTGAACTGTCCCCCAGGTGCAGGTAAGTCCACCTTGTTTCATGATATTGCTGTGTGGCAGATTGTGAAGAACCGCAAGATTCGTGTGATGATCGGCTCTGTTTCGCAGTCACTAGCGAAAATGTATTCGCGTCGTATCCGTGAAACTTTGGAACGCCAGTTCCCGTTGGACCCTGACCCTGTGCTGATTGACAAAGGGCTGGCTATAAAGGCGGAAGCGTGTTTGGCGATCGACTACGGTAGGTTTAAACCTTCAACTTCAGGGTCGTTGTGGCGGGCTGAAGAATTTATTGTCGAACAGGAGGACATGGGTGGGTTGGATAACAAGGAACCAACTGTTTCTGCTTACGGTATTGAGTCTGAATTCATTGGTCATCGTGCCGATCTTTGTTTGTTTGATGACGTTGCGTCACCGGAGAACGCTAAAGAGTCTGCAGCTAGAGACAAACTCATTGAGAGATGGGATTCAATGGCTGAAGCGCGAGTCGATCCAGGCGGTTTGCTCGCCGTCGTCGGACAACGACTTGGACCTTTGGACCTCTACGCTCATTGTCTCAGCAAAGTCACCTACGAAGATTTCGAGGATGACTATGACGGATCAGATACAACGGACATTTCACAGGACACGGAACCGTTAAAGAAACAAAAATATCATCACCTGATCTATAAAGCATATTATGAGGATTTGGATACAGGGCTTGCGTCTAAACGGAACTCGTCCCCTGCATGGCCTAACGGACCACTCCTAGACCCCCATCGTTTGTCGTGGAAAGACCTTTCGTACATTAAACATTCCAACCCATCCAAGTTTGCGGTGGTGTATCAGCAGGAAGATCAAGCTGAAGGTAACTATCTGATTGAACGTGTGTGGGCTACCGGCGGGATCGGGCCTGACGGGGTGCTGTACCCAGGCTGTGTGGACAATGAACGTCGCCCAGGTCATGTTCCCCACAACTTGCAACCCCCGTTGATCTCGATTGCCAGTGTTGACCCGTCACCAACAATGTTTTGGGCTATCCAATGGTGGATATATCAGCCTGAAACAAACCTGCGGTTCCTGATTGACGTGGAACGAGTCAAACTCACAGCCGAACAACTCCTTGGCTTTGACACAACAAGCCGTGAATACTCAGGCATTATGGAAGATTGGCAGAACAGGGCTATGGACATGGGCTACCCCATCTCACACTGGGTAGTTGAGGTTAACGCAGCCCAACGATTCTTGTTAGCACATGACTTTGTTCGCAAATGGCAGTCCCGACACAACGTAAACGTGATCGCACACACTACCAGCCGTAACAAGATTGACGAAAATCTCGGTGTGGAAGCGTTGCTTCCACAGTTGTTTCGTTCCGGTGCAATCAGAACCCCATCTATGCGGGAAAACTGGAAAACACTAGCCTTCATCGAGGAACACTCATCGTGGACTAGGGATAAAAAGAACGGTACTGACCTTGTGATGGCGTGTTGGATGGCGATGTTGCATTTACCTAACTTGTCACCGATTAGTCGGCCACAAAAGAAATGGCGACCATCTTGGCTTGTATGATAACTTGTATATAAATGCTGTCTACAGAGGAAATCGTCAAACTTTACGAGCAACGTCGTAGAAGTCAAGGTCCTGTCCAAGAGCAGATGCGTCGTGTACGCGATCTAGCCAACGGCGACGTAATCGTTCCATTAAACGAACTTGACAAGAACGCTAAATCCTCAGTAGCAAACCTATTGGTGCAAGGCTTGGATCAGATGTCTATGCGTGTGACATCAACAATGCCATCCCCATATTTTCCGCCAATCAAAGAAGGTTCTGAGCGTTCTAAGACTTCGGCTCGTATGCGTAAACGTGCGATGTTGTCCATTTGGGATCACAACCGTATGCAGATGAAGATGCGCCGTCGCGCACGACACCTCCTCGGCTACTCACAATCAGCTGTTGTTATCAAACCTGACTTCAAAACCTTGATGCCAGTGTGGTCTGTACGCAACCCGCTAGACACTTTCGCTGCACCAGTAGACGATCCTGATAACCCGATCCCAGAAGATTGCATTTTCACCTACAAAGCAACTGCTAGTTACCTGTTGCAGAACTATGGCGAACTGGTGTTGGGCAAACTGCGTTTAGGCAAAATTGCTGCCGATACCCGCTACACAATGCTCGAATATGTTTCCCCAGAGTGCATCCAACTCATCGTGCTTGGCGCAGAAGATTCACCGAACCTAACCCCAGGTGAACGTGCAGGCATTGAAGCGATGATGCTTGAATATATCCCGAACCGTACAGGTATGCCATTAGCCATTGTTGCTAACCGCATCACCCTTGATAAGCCTCGCGGACAGTTTGATGGTGTGATGGGAATGTATTACACCCGCGCACGACTACAAGCACTCACCGAAATCGCTATTGAGCGCGGTATCTTCCCTGAAGAATATCTGATTGCTCGACCAGGCGAGAACCCTGAAATCTTGCAGATCGCTGATGGTAAAGCCGGACAACTTGGTGTTGTGAAGGGTGGCGACATTCAACAGTTGCAACTCAACCCAGGTTACAAAACCGATACAGCACTTGACCGCTTAGAGCGACAGGAGCGTTTAGAGGGTGCGATTCCTGCCGAGTTTGGTGGAGAGTCAGCATCTAACATTCGTACTGGTCGTCGTGGTGAATCCGTGTTGTCAGCAACCGTTGACTTCCGTGTTCAAGAAGCACAAGCAACGTTTGAACAATCCATCTTGGAAGAAGACAAAGTTGCTATCGCTATTGAGAAAGCGTATTGGGGTAACAACCAAAAGTCGTTTTTCTTTGGACGCAAATCATCTGTCGGAGAAGAAACCTATACGCCAAATAAACTTTGGCAAACAGACTTCCACTATGTTGCATACTCTGCTGCTGGCTCCGATGTTAACTCGCTGATAGTCGGCCTCGGTCAACGACTCGGAACAGGACTTATGTCTAAAGAATCCGCTCGCGAAGCCGACCCGCTTATCAGCGACCCAGACCTAGAACATGACCGCATCATCTCTGAAGGAGTTGAGTCTGCTTTACTTACAAGTATTCAGCAACAGGCTGCGGACCCTAATGGTCCGTATCAGCCAGAAGATTTGGCATATCTAACCAAACTTGTTGTCGAGCAGGATGTGCCGTTGTTTGATGCTGTGCGTCGCACCGATCAACGTGCTAAGGACCGTCAAGCAGCGGTAGCCCCACAGGGCGCACCTGAAACTATGCCAGGTTTAGCGATGCCACAAATGGGTGGACAGCAACCAGCAGGCCCACCACCACAAGCAGGCCCGCCACCTATCGGTGATCTACTTGCACAACTCGGAGGGGGAAGATGAGCGACATTCAAGCAGGAACAAACCGTGTAGCAATTCAAGCTGCAACAGGTCAAACCTACGGTAAAGCAACAGAGCAAATGAACGCTCAACGCGCTGTACCTATGGGGACACCACCAACAGAAGCACAACCTGTTCAGCGTCCTGTGCCTGGGACTTTGGGTTCTTTGACTCGACCAACGGAACGACCAATGGAACCTATTACTGCCGGAGCTAATTTTGGTGCAGGTCCTAGCGCAATCGGTGCAGGTATCCCTATACCCCAGTCACCAACTGCTCGCGCTGTTGATGAGATTCGTGCTATTGCACAACTGTACGGTTCTGATGATCTTCTTGACTTGTTGGATGCGTATGGAAATCAGATGTAATGAAACTGTCACAACAGATTCCAGCAGAAAACACACGTTTTGAAATAAATAAACCAGCAAAACCGCCGGTTGTTCCGTCAATGACTTTGGAGCAAGTAGCAAAATTGCAGGAAATTAAGACACGTGCAGGGTGGATTGCTCCACAACATCAAGTTGCATTAGCAAAAGGCAACGCTACAACCCAGGCTATTGACGCAGTTGCAACGATGACTGCTAAACAAATGATTGATATGCAGGGTTCGGAAGAAGAAAAAGGTAATTGGTTTTCCGAAAATGTTTTTAACCCTGTAAAAACTACTGCCCGTTGGGGTTTTGCTGGACTGAACTTTGTTCCAGAGTTTGTGCAAGGTGGGTTGGCACAATGGGCTAAACCTGGCGACACAATGTTCCAAGATGGTTGGTTTGCTCAAACATCTATTGGATCAATGCTTAAGGCTTCACAAGGAAAAATTATTGACCCGCGCACAGGACAAACCATTGATAACGGTGAAGGATGGTTTACTGCTCGGGGCGTAAGTGATTATCAAGCAAAAAAAGCACGTGAGTATCGTGGAACTATCAACGGTTCAGCATGGACTGTTGGACGTGCGGCAGCAAACTTGGTGTTCAAACCTAAATCGCTTCCATACAACATCATGTCTGGTGTTCTTGACGCTGCTGTGATGGTGAAAATGGACCCAACGGGACCATTAACAAAAGGTTTAAAAGCTGCCACTAAAGGTGGTTTTGTAATTGGTGGAGTTGACGAAGCCACTGGTTTAACAAGATTGATATCGAGAGCCGGAAGCGTTGTTGATGAAACCGGAAAAACAATTATTCAGTCATCAAAAGTCCCGTTGTTGTCTTCTGCTGAATTGGCTCCTCTTAGGGCTGCTCTTGAAAGCGAATCAGGTCTTGTACGTGGCTTAGGTGACGTTTCGCTTGACGGAACAAAGTGGGACGCTTTTACTCGCACAAATAAGCGAATGAAAACTTTGATTGATCGTGTCGCTGGTGAAACATCTGCTACCAGAATTGCTGAAGATATTTTTGACCACAAACTACCAAATGAAGTGGTTGCAGCTTTGGCTGATGCAAATGACCCAGAGCAAGTTCGAGCGATCCTTGCTGCTGGTTGGGGTATCGGTAAGGGTGCGTTACCGGAAGATATCCGTCTTATTCAAGGCAATCGTGTTACATCAAAAATTGGTGATGTTCTTGTCCAACGTATGCCACTTATTGACGGTGTGCGAAAGTCGCGCTATTTCACAACTATGGAAAAAGGTCGTGTGGTCATTAACGGTGATGTCAATGACAACCGTAACGCGGTGAAAACAATTATTTCTTATTTGCGTACTGCTGGTGTTGACAAAGAAACTGTTGATCTTATTGCAGATAAAGCAATTAGGTCATTTACTTCTACTTCATCTGATGTGGCACGTAAAGAAACTCTTGATATGTTCCACGACACTTTGCGTTCAGTAATGAAACAAGATGGCATCCCAAGTGAAGTAATTGACCAACTGTATAAGCGCACCAGCAAAGGTGTTGAGGACCTGCGTATTTATATGCAGAACCGTACTGGCGATGCTTTTGATGGAAATTACAGTTCATTCCTCTTAAACAAAAATCGTGACTATTTGCCAACCGAAGAAATAGAAACACTACTTTCAGAACTTGGTTATCGCAACGGCGACAAGTTGGCTTTTGTTTCACCAACAGAACTTGTTGAAATGTTGGATCGCGTTCAAGTTTTACCAAATCTTCGCGAAGTGCGTCGTATTACTCGAAGCAAATTGTTTCGTGAGATTTTAGGTGATAAAGAATTGTTTGGTAAAGTTGCAATAACTGCTAAACGTCAACTTCGAGAAATAACTGTTATCAAAGATCAAAAAGAATTTGACCGTTTAGGCGAGACAATTAGCAAACTTCGTAAAATACCAAGCAAAACTGATGATGTCCGTACTGAAATTGAAACCTTGCTTGAACAACAGTCAAAGTTGAAAGTTAAAGAAATTCGCCGTGTTATTAGCCCAGAACAGCAGGGTGCTATTGAGGCGATGGATTATGTGCAAAACCGTTTGTGGAAACCATTGGCTTTGGCTACCGGCGGATATGTAGTCCGTAACTCCCTTGATGCACAGGTGCGTATGGCGTTCAGTGAACTGCCATCAGTTTTGACCCATCCTTTTGAATATATAAACCTTGTTACTGGAACATCAAAAAAGATGAGTCTGAAATTAGAGAACTTGGCAAAACTTGGAACTACAGCCGACGAAAAAACATTGTCAAAACTTGGATCACAAATAGATGAACTAAAAGCGGTAGTTGACCCTTCCGCAAGGCAGATTGCACGTTTGACAAAACTTGAAAAGAAATTTGAAGATTTGATGGCTCTTGGCGACCAAGCTTTAGACGAATCGTTGCAAGATTTGGCTAAAGAAGTTTCATTTGGTTTGCGCCAACAGGGGCTAGATGCTAATGACATTAGCGACCACATGGAAAGATCAGGGCAGTTTGCCAACGCACAAAGAGACTCTGCAAATGGGATTGAGGATCATACTGACGCAGTTGCACAGAATGGGTACAGGACATATAACGATCCTTTTAGAAAAGTTGCTGTGCAAACATTTGTTGAGATGGGTGGTGATTCGCAGATGGCGCGTGACCAAGCGGCTAACCGAATTGTCAATATCATTCTAAAAGACAAGAAACTTCAAAACACTGTTGATGATATGCACGAATATGGGTTCAAGGTTGTTAATGCGAGAACTGGTGAAACTGCAAGAACGGCACCGATCAATCTCCGAAGTATGTCTGAAGCTGATCGTGTTGCCGCATATCGCCAATATGCGTATCGCATCAGTATTGAGAACGGATCGTTATTGACAGGAAACCTCCCTGATGTCCAGTTCATGTATGCGTTCAACCGTGTTCCTAAGTATGTTGATGGTGAACTTGTTCCTCGATTTGAAGAATCTATTCGTAATTTGACGCTTGCTGAAGGTGACGAATTCAAAGTTGGTGCATTGGTGCAAATCAGCGACAACGAGGTTGGTGTAATAACAAAAATTGATGATGGTGTTGGCGGTGTAGTCATTGACCCGTTTGATGGTTCTGTTGCTGATCTAACAGACAAAATTGCAACCATTCAGCCAGTTGAGTTATCTGATGCTTTTGGTCGTGGCGAGGGTACTGCCGCTGCAAGAAAAATAATTAAAAACCAACCGTTGTATGACGCTAAAACTTCTTCTGGTTTGCCACAAAAACTAAAACGTGAAATTATGCAAACGTCTGGAAAAGACAAAGGTGTTCTTCAGTCTTTTGAACAGTCATACGACAAAGCAACTGATTTCTTTTTTAATGAGCTTTACGGTTCTGTGACTACAAAACTTGAACGCAACCCTGTGTTCCGCCAATACTATTATGAAGAAGTCGGAAAACTAATTGATCGTTTGGCCCCTGCTGAAGCAGAGAAATTCTTGGCTCAGGTTGAAAAGAAAGCCGCTGCGTTAAAGGTTTCTCCTGAAGAATATCTTGGTGATAAGAAAATCCTTCAACAGATGCGGGCTTCAACAAAAACTGCTGGCGATGTAACCATTGAAGAACTTGACGACTACGCCAAATATGTCGGCTTGAACAAAATGAAAGAACTGTTGTACGACGCATCAGGAAAAACAAACTTTCAGGACACGCTTCGCATTATTATGCCTTTTGCTCCTGCTTGGAAAGAAGTAATCAGCACCTATACGGCGTTTCTAAAATCAAACCCCATAGGAACCGGTAGATCATTCCAGCGTGTATATACCGGTATTGCTAATGCTGACCCAGACAACGATGGTCGAGGATTCTTCTACCATGACCCAACAACCAACGAACTGATGTTCACATTCCCTGGTTCTGGGACGTTGGCCAAAGCGTTGACTGGTTTGGACGCAACCCTAGAAGCACCTGTGTCTCGATTATCCCAGGGTATTCAGGCGTTCCCTGCCCTTGGTCCTATGGCCCAAATTGCTGCTTCACGAATTTTGGCTAAACGACCTGATACAGATTTTATGCGTGAAGTGTTTTTGCCGTACGGGACTAAAGGTGTTGGTGCTTTGAATCCTGTTCCTAACTATTTGCAGAAACTTTATTCCGCAGGTTTTGGCAGCAAAGATGATTTAGACAGCATTTTTGGGAACACCTACATTGAAACAATGCGGGCATTATCGGCTTCTGGCGACTACAACCTTGATAGCCGTGAAGAAGTGAAACAACTTGAAAAAGACGCTGAATACAAAGCACGTATTTTGACAGCGTTTCGCGCGGTATCACAGTTTGCTGGTCCTACAGCTGGAACCACAGAGTTCAAAGTACGAACAGATATGGGCGATATGTTTGTGTCATCACTTGTTAAAGAGTTTTACGATATGCAGGCTGACCCAAAGATCGGTTATGACAAGGCTTTGCCATTATTCCTGCAAACCTATGGTGATGAAATGGCTTTATATGTCAGTTCTAAAAGCAGATCAAATGCTGTTGGTTTGGAAGCAACCGCCGAGTTTGGAAAATGGGAAAATGATAACAAGAGTTTGATTTCAGATTTCCCAGAAGTTGCTCGCTATTTTGCTCCAGCCGGATCAGATTTCAGTTTTGCTGTTTATGATCGTCAACTAAAAACTGGTTTACGTGTCAAACTCACCGACGACCAGTTGATTGAATTGGCTCAACAGCGCATTGGTTCAGCCAAGTTCCGTCAGGCCCGTCAACAAATTGGACCATACCCTTCTACTTCCGCTAAAGAAACATTGAAAAAATACCGTTCGTTTCTGGCATCTAAATATCCTGGGTTCCCAGAGTTCGCAGAGTTCCAAGTTGGCAAGTATTACAACGATGTGAACGACCTAAAAAAGATTGTGTTTGATCCACGTATTGCCGAAACTGGAACTGGCAAAGCTGTTCGAGAATATCTGTTGGCCCGCGAACAGGCGATTGCTGCTTCTGGTTCTACCGAACAGGGTTTCCGTCAGGCTAAGAGTGCTGCTCGTTTGCGTGATGGTCTTGTTGCTCTTGGAGTATCATTGTCTGAGCAAGAACCTAATTTTGCTCGTATTTTTGATCGTTTACTAGCATCAGAGGTGGAATAACTATGGCTGACCAAACACAAGACCCAAACCAAGACCCTTCCCAAACTAACACTGGTACAGATTTTTCTTCTTGGGCTGCCGGTCAAGGGTCAAGTACTGGTTCAGCTGGTGGATTTGGAAATCTAACTGCTTGGCCTAAGCGTACCGTTGTTGGCATTGATCCGAAATTGTCTCCTGAAGCACAGCAAGCAATTTCTAAGCAAATAAAGTTTTATGGCACTCCTGGTGGAAAAAATTTTGGTGCTGTTTACGAGAACGAGTTTTTAGTTAACGAAAATCGTCAGATTGCTCGCGCACCATACGGACCAGATGATGTTTACAACGAACTGTATTCAATGCAGGATGGTGAACGTTTAACTGTTTTGAAGTTGTTGCAATCGCGCGGTTTCTACGGTTCTGGCAAGCCTTCTACTACTGGAACATTGGGAAAAGACCGTAATGCTTTTGAGGAGTTTTTAAGTTTTTCTAACGCTAAGGGATACACATGGAAACCGATGTTGCAACAGATTACTGCTACTGGTGCAAAGTGGACTGGTGGTAGTTCTGGTGGCGCGCGTTATCGGGTGAGTGCTTCTGAGGACATCACAGAGTATTTGCGTAAATCGTCGTTGGAGAAGTTGGGTCGAACAATGAGTAAAGCTGATATTGATAAGGCGATTGCTGCTATTCAAGCGCAGGAGGCTTCTAAAGGGCCATCTGCCCCTGCTCTATCGGTTATGGCAGGTCAGCAAGTTTCACAGCTACAGGGCGGTGCTGAGAAGGCTGTGCGGTTTCGTAAAGCGATTGACGCTGCTATGAGTATCGTAGGTTAACTATGGCTTCTTCCGCTGAAATTCAAATAGAACTTGATGCTGCCAAAACAAAAGTTGATGTTGCTCGCAAAGCGTTGCAAGGTGCTACTGCTGCGAACTTTGCTGCTTTAACTAAAGCATTGTCTGATGCTGAAAAAACATTAAAACCTATACAGAAAAAATATGATGCGGCTAAAGCTAGTGAAAAAACTGCTGCTGTTAGCAAAAAGGTGTCGGAGACAGAGCAAGCAAACCTTGTTTCTAAAGGCAAGCAAACTATTGCTACACGTCAGGATGCTGTTGATCGTGCGCGTTCTGCATGGCAAAATGATCCTAAAAATGAGAAGAAATTTGCTGATTACCAAGCAAAACTATCTGAACTGAATAACAAATTTGTGGAGTATGAGGGCAAGGGTATTGATCTTGGTCGTACTGTGTCTTTGCAGAACGGTCAGTTGATTGATTCTAAGGTCACTGGCGTTGCTCCTGCTGTTTCCCCAGTTCGAGCAACTGCTCAGATGCGTGGCGAAGGAATGGGTCCTGTCGCCAAAACGGATACTTCTGGAACTGTGCAGACAACTGGCACACCGACTTCTGTTAATACTGGTAGTGGCGTAACTAACGCTGTTTCAGCGCAATCTGTACCATCATCCACGAATCAAAAAACTTTTGTTGATTCTGAGTTGACAAAACGCAAACTTAAAGACACTCCGACAAACAGGGCTTTGCTTCGTAAAGAATTCCAGTCCAAAAATAAGCCTGTTGATGATATGGCTTGGATGGATGAGTTTAAGAAAACTTATACGGCTTACTCTGATTGGACTACAAACGAAGTAGTTGACCATTTTGGTCAGGACTTTGTTGACATTCTAAAACAAGCCGTTAATACAGAGTTTACGGATGAGGAAATACAAGCCTTAATTAAAGGCACAAAGTATTTCAAATCAATTACAGATTCCCAATATAAATTTGATGGGGCTAACTCTGCTGTCCAGAATGGCCTGATCCAAACTGCACGTGAAGCGATTGTCAAAGATTATGCCGATGTTGGACTGTCACAAACGGACATTGATGAGATAGCCAAAAAGGTTGCCAGAAACGGTTTGACTGCTACCGGTGTCAAGCAAGCTGTTTACCAGTATGCGTTCCGTAAACCAGCTGCCGCAACAACCCCAACATCGCCTAGTATGGCAAGAAACGCTATGGAGAGTGGCGACGCTGACGCTATCCGTGTTGCTGCACGTGCGTATGGTTACAACGTTTCTGATGCTGAAATGCAGGCGGCGTTGACTGGCGGGATGTATAACGGTGTTGCTGTGACCAAGGATTCTATTTTGGAGAAGGCACAGAAATCAGCAAAAGGTAAGTATTTCCATTTGTCAGATCAGATTGATGCTGGTTTATCTTTGGAAGATATTTTTAGTGGCTACCGTGATTATGCTGCTAATGCTTTAGAAATTGACCCGAACCAAATTGACTTCACAAAAGATAGCAAGTGGGCTAGGGCTTTTGGGACAAAAGAAACAGGCCAGATGTCGTTGACTGATTGGGTTAAAACGATTAAGACTGATCCTACTTTTGGTTGGCAGTACACAAAACAGGCTAACGATCAGGCTGCAAGTCTGGCTGTCAATCTGGCTCGCGTATTTGGAAAGGTCCAGTAATGAGTGACGCATCAATTTATGACAACCCAATTTTTGGTATTCAAGAACGTATGGCAAACATGGATGTCAATGCCGCTGGACCGACAATGCCAACATATGTTGCGACTGGCCCTGAACCAGTTATACCAACCGAAACAGAAGCAGAACGTATCGCCCGTCTAGACCGAGAATCTAATGAAGCTATTGCAGCAAAGAATCTTGCTTTTGCCAAAGAACGTGCAGATATGCAAACCAAGCAGCAACGCCAGGATGCTCGACAGTACATGGCAACCATCCTTGACAGCTACGGTTTGGGCGATCTGACCGATTTTACATATACAAACATCATCGCTGAAGGCATAACCGATCCGGCGGTCATCGAGTTCAAACTTCGCGACCAACCTGCATATCAAAAGCGTTTTGCGGGTAACGCCGCACGTCTGAAAGCCGGTTTGTCTGAACTCAGCCCTGCCGAATACATTGGTTTAGAGGATGCGTACAAAACAGTTATTAGGTCAAATGGTCTGCCTGCTGGTTTCTATGATTCAGAGGACGATCTGAGGAAGCTAATTGAAGGGACTGTTTCTCCATCAGAGTTCAATAACAGAATCCAAGAAGGGTATAACGCTGTGGTCAATGCTGACCCTGAAGTGAAACGCCAATTCAAAGAGTTCTATGGTGTGACTGACAGTGGATTGGCCGCATACTTCCTTGATCCGAAGCGTGGCGAACCATTATTGGCTAACCAAGCAAGAGCGGCTCAGATCGCTGCTAGCGGTCTACAGCAGGGTGGTATCCAGTTGACGGGTGCTTTTGCCGAAAACCTAGCTCAACGTGGGATTACTGAACAGCAGGCTCGCGCAGGGTTCGGTGAAGTCGGTGCTTTAGGCGAACTAAAACAGACCTTTGCTGGGGAGACTGCACTGTCCGGTGAACAACTGGCAGGTGCGGCGTTCGGGATTGATGTCGTCGCGCAACAAGAGTTGGAGCGTAAACGTCGCCTTCGTACAGGTGAGTTCGCTGGTGGCGGTTCGTTTGCTCGTACAACTGGTGAAACATCAGGCTCTATTTCTACTTCGGTGGGTAAAGCGCAATAGCATACTTGACACTGTCAAGGTAGGTGTGTGTATACTGTTAATGTTCGGTAACGGACACCATTGGAAAGCCCCCGATTTCAATGTGCAAAAGGGGCGAGACTTGCAGCCATTCGGGAACCTCCAGCCGAATGTGGGCAGAAGGAGTGGGTCATGTCAGATGCAAACTACGAGTTTGAGGATGATGCAGTACAAGACCAGCAGCAATCGAAGGACCCTGTGCGAGCGCACTTGCGGAAACTTGAAGCCGAAAATAAGGCTTTACGTGAGCAGGCAGCGGAAGCAGAGGCAGCCCGACGAGAACTTAACTTCGTGAAAGCGGGCGTAGACCCAACCGATCCGAAGTACAAGTATTTCGTTAAAGGCTATGACGGTGAACTTTCACCTGATGCGATTCGACAAGCAGCAGAAGAAGCAAGTCTCATACCTAGCCGGAACAAGGAAGTGGTTGCTGAACAGCAATCGTGGAATCGTGTGGCGCAGGCAGCGCGAGCTGGTGAGACTAGCGAACCTCCTGTTGATTACGCTCAACGTATTGCTAATGCAAAATCCCCTGATGAAGTGATGCAACTGCTGGCCCAGGCGAGAGCCGAAGCAGAAAAATACTAATCACTCCCCTTAGGATTCACATTCTTTGGGGCTACCCTCAAAGGAAAACAACATGGCAATCAGCCAAGCTAGTTCGTTGTCGACCGACCAGTCTGCTTATGATCGTTTGGCGTATTTCGCCCTTCGTTCAGAGATGCTGTTCGATCAGGCAGCTGACGTTCAAGCAACCAACCAGTCAATGCCAGGATCGGCTGTAATCTTCACGATTTTCAGCGAACTTGCAGCAGCGACTTCAACCCTCAGCGAAACTGCTGACCTCACCCCTGCAACAATGGGCGATGCACAGGTCACTGTAACTCTTGCTGAATACGGCAACACCGTATCAACCACCGCCAAACTTCGTGGAACTTCGTTCCTTGATGTTGATGCAGCAGCAGCGAACCTTATTGGTTACAACGCTGGTGACTCAATGGACCAGGTTGTTCGTGACGTGCTTGCAGCAGGAACCAACGTTGCTTACGGCGGTGGCGGATCAACTGATCCTTCAAGCCGTGTAACGGTTCAGGCAGAGGACATCATTGAAGCCAACGACATCCGTAAGCAGACCGCTGCTCTACGTGCTGCAAACGTTGCAACCTTCAACGGTTACTACATGGGCTACATCCATCCTGACGTGTCGTACGACTTGCGTCGTGAAACCGGCAACGCATCATGGAACGCACCTCACGTCAACGTTGACACAGCCAACATCTACAACGGCGAAATCGGAACCTTTGAATCAGTACGATTCATCGAAACCCCTCGCGCCAAGGTGTTTACTGATGCTTCAAACGGAACCAGCACAACTGGTTCGATTGACGTGTATTGCACACACATCATGGGTCGTCAGGCTTTGGCTAAGGCTTACAGCCAGATTGACGGAAATGGTGTTGTACCGAAGGTCGTTCGCGGCCCAGTGGTTGACTCGCTTATGCGTTTCAATCCAATCGGTTGGTATTGGCTCGGTGGCTACGGCCGCTTCCGCGAAGCTTCGTTGCGTCGTGTTGAGTCGTCATCCAGCATTGGTGCTAACTAGTAGTTAGTTAGTCCTCCACAAGATGTGGGGTAGCCGAGTCCCCTCGCTCGGTTGCCCCACTTTTTGTATTTGGTATAGTCTGTTTGTTGAAAGGTTTGTATGTCAATCTCTAACTATGCGGAATTAAAGATTTTGGAACACACCACCGGTAAGACCGCGTGGACTATGCCAACGACTGTGTATGTCAAGTTGCATACCGCTGACGCTGGCGAGGATGGAACTACTGCCGCAGCAACTAACGCAACCCGTCAATCGGCTGCTTGGGCTACTGCTGCTACTGGCTCGATTGCCACTAACGCGACGATTACTTGGACGAACGTTTCTACCACTGAAACATATTCGCATTGGTCGTTGTGGGATGCGTCTACTGCTGGTAACTGTTTGTGGACTGGTGCTTTGTCAACTTCTGCTTCGGTCACGGCTGGCGATACTTTTCAAATAACTTCGCTCACCTTGTCGCTCGACTAGGCAGGTAGCCCCTAGTGGCTATAACTAACGTCACTGGATTTTCTGAACCGTTTGTTCAGACGCACCCGTTTTACGATAAAACGTATGTTGCTGTCTATAAACGCACAGCAAATAATGGTGTTGGCACTGGATCGTCTGCTGTCGGTCAGGTTGTTACCCAGTTACGGTTAAGCAAACTTACTGACTTCAGTTTTCCTTACCGTTTTGGTGGCGCATACTATCTCGGTTTTGCCAAAGTAACTTGTACTGCCACGGGTAGCGGTACGGGTACTCAGACTGCTACTGGTTTCAAATCTAAAACATCTGTCGCCACAGGGTCTGGTATTGGTTCTGGTACAGCAAACTGGAGTCGTATCCCTGTTCGTACTGCCATAGGTAGTGGTACTGGAACTTCAACTACAGCAAACCTCAAAGTTGCTATCAGGACGGCTACTGGTTCTGGCACTGAAACCTCATCTGTTGTCAGACTGATAACGCTTGTTCGTGTTGGTTCTGCTTCTGCTGGTACTGGTTCATCAGCTATTAGTCAAGTGCTATCCAACAGGCGTACTGCTACTGGTAGCGGTGTTGGGTCATCTTCGGCTACAACTCTTGTTAAACGGCTTCGTAGTGCGTCTGGTGACGGTTTAGGCTCATCGTCTGTAACAGGCATTTTGGTTGCTATTCGTACTGCCACGGGTTCAGGCGTTGGAACAGGGTCAGCCGATGGAAGCAGACAGCACATTCGTACTGCAACAGGATCAGGTATGGGAAGCCAGTCTGATGGTGGCTGGAGCAAATCGCACATCTTCCGTGTCCCTTACACAAAGACATACCCTGGTGGATACTTCGGTGCTAATGATGCAGCTAACCGTTTGCAACGCTACAACCGCAACAACATCCGTGTCCGCAACCTGTACAAGCTGACTAGCGGGGACTACACAACAATCGATCAACGCGATCAAGGCCAAGTAGCAAAACTGTGGCTAGGTGGACACGACCATTATCTGAGCGACGCAGAAGTTGTAGAGTTAACCGCAGCAGGATTTGGAGCAAGCATCACCTAATGGCTATCTTTCGCACACCAACAGACAACTACTCCCGTAAAACACTCCCAGAGATGTTCACTAAAGGGATCGTGCTGTCACAAGAGGAACGACTTGCTAATCGTTTAGCGTCCCATGTTGCCCCAACTGCTAGAGGCAGGAATGTGTATCTGTTGAACACTGGTGCATACACCGAGAACCAGCCTGGTGACATGGCAACGGTTACAAAGACCTATTACGGTGGGCATGAGAACGTGGTGGACGCTACTGAGGTAGCATCGCTAACAGCAGCAGGATACGGGAGTTATATCAGTGGTTAAACATCAAGAAACGCACCCCCA